TCGTCGAGGCGCTGGATGACCAAGAACTCGCGCTTGTCGCCTCGGCACACGACCGCCGGGATCTCGTAGGGCGCACACGCAGCGGTGGCCTGGTCGACCCACTCGTAGACCGCGATGGACTTCCTGCGCTTGACCTCGAGCACCCACCGAGCGAGCCGGATATCAGCCCCGCCGTCTCTGGCCTGCCCCAGAATTCGATTGGTCTGCCACCCCGTCGATTCGGTGATGATCTTGCACACCTCTCGCTCGGTCTCGGCGCCTCGTTGTCTCTGTCGCTTGCCCATCACCACCTCGCGGTCAGTCGCCCCAAGTCTACCGCATGACAGAGGCCGGCAATCAAGGGGCGCAGGTTCCGCAACATGGCGCGCGCGCGTTTCGCATCCCTCGCCTGCCGACGCCGGCGCTCGATGTTCTTGGCGTAGTAGGCCCGATGGTAGGCCGCCCTCGTAGCGCCCGGGTCCCAATCGTCCGGCTCCCTCGCGTCATCGACCGCGGCGCCGACGATGAGCCGCACCTGGTTGGCCTCGATTCTCTGTCGCGCCATCTCGCTGATCTGCTCAACCGTGCGCGCCTTCTTCCGGTTCCCCTCTCGATGGTGCCGGTGAGGAAGCCCGCCGGTGTTCTCGGCCAGGCAGACCGGGCAGAGCTTAGCCGGCTTTCTCATCGGCCACCTTCCAGAGCAGGTTGATGGACGGCGCCTTGCCGCCTCGGTCGTTCTCGGCGAGCTCGACGGCCTCGGTGAAGGAGGGAGCCACGCCGATCCACCTCGGGATGACCTTCCCGTTCGGCCCCATCCGCCAGACGACGTACTCGACCTTGCCGCCGATCCGCTGCCCCCGGATACAGAACCGGCCGTCGGTCGAAACCTTGTCCCAGAACACGTCGTCCATCCACTCGAGCGGCCCGGTATGGTTGAGGTCAATCTTCTGCTGGGTCACGCCGGCCACCTCGGGTCGGTGCCGACCTCGCCCTTGGCGTCCTGGTAGTGGACGACCTTGGCGCCGAAGTGAGCCTGCAGGGTCTTGGCGACCTGGAACCCTTCCTGTCCCAGTCCCTCGACCATCCGCCGGGCTAGTGGCGTATCTGCGCTATGTTGCGACAAAGCAACACGGCGCAACGGACTTGTCTTGTACCTCATGCTTCCTCCGTGTCTGAACCAATGTCCGGGTCTGTCCGGATGTCCGGGTGCTAAGCACACCCGGACATATCCGAACAATTTGACCGTTCGGAAATGTCCGGATTGGACAAATCCGGACAAATCCGAACATCACTCATTTGCGAGCCTCGAACCGCCCACCGTGCCCGTCATAAAGGGCGACATGACCAGCTTTTCGACCGCCTCGTGGACAGAAGAGCGGGGTAGCCCGCACTCCTTGCCGATCTGGCGGAGCTCCTGCATGGTCCAGACAAGGGGCGTCTCAGACCGCTTCTGACGCTCCCGGAGGGCGAATAGGAGGGTGCGCTGCGACTTGCCTTGCGGCGCCTGGGCGCTGATGGGGCGCTCCCCCTGCGCCACACTCTGTCGCATGACGAGGCTGGTCAGCCGCTCGCCGTACCGGTCGGCCGCGCCCAGGTCGATGACCTCGGCCTCGTACGCGAGGTTCGGGAGTTCGCCGGTGTCCTTAAAGCGCTGCCGGGTGACCTCGACGTGGGTGTTCGGCTGGGCGGCGCGCTTGACGATGAACTCGCTGTCCGGGTTCGCCATGAGTGCGGAGGCGCCGCGCGGGCGGTCGGCGTCGCCGTGCCCGGAGTGCGCCACGATCAGGACGGAGGCGTCGTATCGCTCGCGGATGAACCGAGACACGGCGGCGAGGTAGGCGGCGACCTCCTGGTTGCTGTTCTCGTCCATGCCGGCGGAGAACTTGGACAGGGTGTCGATGACGACCAGCGTCGGCCGGATGCCGGCCTTGTCCATGGCCTCGACCAGGAGTGCCATCTCCTCGTCGCGGTTGAGGTTGAGGGGGCGCTCGAGGGCGAGGATGGGCAGGCTGCGCAGGTCTTGGCCGCCGCCGAAGGTCTGCATCCACGCCTTGACGCGCCGCCCGAGGCCGCCGCCCTCGCCGGAGAGGAGCGCCACCGGGTTACCGGCGACGGCGATCCGCATGGCCCAATCCAAGGCTATGAAGCTCTTGAAGCTCGCGCGCGGACCCGCCAGAACCGCCACGACCTTGGCCTCGATGACGTGGTGGAGGAGCCATTCCGGCTCGCGGTTCTCCTCCACGATGTCGGCGACGTGGCGCAGCTCGACGCGCAGCCCGGGCGTGGCACCGCTGACGCCGCCCGTCAGCATCGTCGCGTCGGGCTCGTGGCTGCGGGTCATGCCATGCGCCTCCGGCGCGTCCTGCCACGCCTCGGGTGGCGGCATGTCTGGCAGGTCTGCCGGCGGCTCAGGTGCGCTGATGCGCACGTCCGGGACGGTGCCGCCGAACTTGCGCACGGCGCTGGCGGCCATCGGCTCGATGCGCGTGCGCAGGTCGATGCCGTCGCCGTTGAGGCTGGTGCCGTTGGCGAGCAGGTCGTCGAGCGCGGCCACGATGTCGTCGTAGGGCATCCCGCGCGCGGCCCAGCGGGACGAGAGCTTGAGCATGGCCTCGTAGCGGCCCTCGCCGCGGTTGAATGCTTCGAGGAGCTGCTGGTTGCTGCGGGTATCGCGCCCGGTCTTGGGGTCGGTGCCTTGTGCCTGGTGGAAGAGCGGTTCGAGGTCCACGGCCTGATCGACGCAGCGGCCGTGCGTCTCGAGGAACTTGTACCGTGCGCCGCGCACCTGCCCGAAGTAGAACGACTGCGAGAGCGTGAAGGATTCGCGGGAGGCGATGCCGCCCAGGGCGCGGTTGGCGCGCGCGACGAAGGTGGCGCGCTGTGCCGGCAGGGCGGCCTCGGAGAGCGGCAGGATGGCGCGCCAGCGTGGTGCGCCCTCGGTGTAGGACGCCGAGGTGTAGATGACGGCGGTGAGCCCGGCGGCCTGTAGACGCGCCTGCCCTTCCTCCGGGGTGACCACCTCGCCGTCGTAGTCCACCTCGACGCCGTGGACGCGCACGACGTTCCCGGCGTGGCGGAGATACCCCTTGTCCGAGAGGTTGTCGCCGTACTCGCAGAGCGAGAGCAGCGGGCAGGCCGCCTTCGACATGTAGGCGGGCGGGTTGGCGAGGGTGCGGACGAGCTCGACCCAAGGCGCGTCGGCGTGCTCGGTCTTGGCCTTCGGCCACACGTCCGGGAAGACGGTGTAGGTGATGAGCGGGCCGGGGTCGCCGGCGCGGGTGATGGTCTTGGTGGTCAAGCTCGCGCTCCTTTCCTGCTGTTGCACGACCGGCACAGTAACTGGTATGTGGCCCGGCTGGCGTGAAACTCCAGCCATTCCGTGAATTGCTCGTGCTCCAGGCACGCCCCGGCGCCCTGCACTTCCCGCGTGCGCAGCGGACCACGCTCCTCGAGGAATGCTGCCGCGATGTTGATGAACGGCGGTTCCTTGTGATCGACGGTCAAGTCGTCAGCGCCGCCGCACGCCGCGCAGGCTGTCGCGCCAATGAGATCGCGCGCGGTGCGCAGCTCCTCCGCGATGGCAGTGCGCAAGGTCTTAATGTCCCTGTTCCGGCGCCGCGCCAGTTCGCCAGCTTCGGGGTCACGAGCATAGAACAGGGTCAGGGCGTTGCGCCACGACCATTGAGATGGCTCCGACTCTCCCGGCCTTGCGGCGTGTAGGTGCCTGGTGTCGCTCGGGAAGGCGACATTCCTGCGCCGAAATACCGCGGCCAGTTCCGAGCCGGTCAGGCGGCAAAGCTCCTCCCGATCTGCGTCCGACCATCGGGCATCGTAGGGCTGACGGTCTATCAGTTCCCTGATGGCCGCTGTGGCTGCCGCCTTCGATGGCCGGGTCATGGGTAGAGATCCGGCCGCAGCTTCTGCCTGGAGACGCCGCTCGCGGCCTCAAGCGCTATCGCCTTGAGGGCTGGGACTTTCCCGCGCCTCGTCCAATCATGCACTGCCTGCTGAGTGACGCCGAGCGCCTTGGCGGTCGCCGTCTGTCCGCCGAGGATGTCCACGGCGTGGAGCAGGGCTATGGTCTCTGGTCTGGGCTTTTTCATGGCCGACAAGCCTAGTTTGTCAGCCCTTCGCCGTCAACCGAAAAATATTTACAAAGGGGGCTTGTATCCTGTCCCGGCCTGTGCCAGTATCCTTTCCACGGGCGGCGATGTTGCCGACCGGAAGCGATAGAAGGAGACGAACATGGAACACCTTGAAGTAAACCACGAGACGATGGTCTCTGCCGAGGTCGAGATGGTTCTCGATGGCAAGTTCTCGGGCAGCTACCGCGTCATCTTCCGCGACCTCGACGCTGACGCCATCATCGAGGTGCGCTACTTTAACCGCGCGCGCCGCGCCGACGCCATCGCCTACGCCAAGACTCTCGCCACCGGCAAGGTGGCCGCATGAGCGCCTTTGACATCTTCTACGTCACCGTCGTGACCATCGGCATGGCGGCGTTCTTCCTCGCCATCGGCGTCTGGATCTTCACCCGCCCGCCGCCGTGGAAGTGCCTGCGCGACCGCCGCGAGCGGTTGCCGCACCCGACCATCCGCGCGCGCGTCGTGCAGCCGCACAAG